ATTTCAAAGGGGTGCTGCGGGGCGCAGCCGAGGATAACTTCAGATGGCTTGGCCTGTTGTACAGCATCGATGCAGGGGACGAATGGTCGAATGAGGAAACATGGGGCAAAGCCAACCCGATGTTAGGTATATCGGTCACTACCGAACACATCAGGCACATGGCCCATGAGGCCCAATCAAAACCGGCAAGCCTGAATGAGTTTCTATGCAAACAATTAAATATATACGTTTCGGCTAATAGCGCATGGATTGATAGAAGGTATTGGGACGAATCAGCGGGCGTGATGCCTGAAGAAAAACCCGAATCAACATTCATTGCGTTTGACTTGGCCTATTCACGCGACTTGAACGCGGTCTGTACCCTGCACCGATTTTCTGATGAAAAGTTCTTTGCCGAATTCCAATTTTTCTTGCCTGAAGATAGTTTGGACTTGATACCCAACCACTACAAATCAATTTTCCATCAGGCCCATCAAAGCGGCATCTTGCGTTTGACCCAAGGCAACGTAACCGACCTGAACGAAGTTGAAACCTACATCAAGCAGCAATGCGTTAAACACAACGTCAAAGAAGTGGGCTACGACCCCTACAACGCGGCATCGATGGTTGCGAACCTCTACGCTGAAGGCTTACCAGTTAAAAAGGTTGGGCAAGGTATGGCGGTTTTATCGAACCCCTCTAAGACTGCCGAACAACTTATCCTAAAGAAATCCATCATGCACGATGGCAACCCTTTCGTTGGTTGGCAAATCGGAAACATCGAGGCATATACCGATATCAACGGCAATGTAAAACTGCGAAAGAACGAAGCAGACGCAAGCGCAAAGGTCGATGGAATTATTGCGATGGTGATGGCTATTCATTGCCATCTAGACAATGTTTTTGTAACCGATACATTTGGTTTTAGGAGTTTTGAATTCTAAAAAATTAAGTTATTAGGTAAAAACATGGCTATTTTTGATATTTTCAAGCGCAATAAAGATCAAAACGAAAGCAATGTTTTATTCGGACAAAGCGCACTTGGTAACAACATTGTTTATCAGGGCAGCAATAAGAACCCGAATGTCAATACTCAAATTCTGTACGTTACAACTGGCTCGACCAATCAAGCGGGTCGGCCCGTTGATATGTCGCTGCTTACGCGCAATAGCACCATCATGGCTTGCGTTGCCGCAAAGGCCCGCGCCCTCTCCCAACTGCCTATTCGCGTAGTCTCACAGGCCGATGATGGCTCATACGTTGATGCCGTTAAATCCGATAGCGTTGGCGCACGGGATAAGGCCAAAGCCAAGCAAGTGGCAAACCTACTGGCGCAGCCTAATCACTTTCAAAGTACCTACGAATTTTGGTATCAGTTTTTGATGTGGTACGAATTAAGCGGTGAGGCGTTCACCCTGTGGTGGCGCAAAGAACAGCAAAGTACAACCGAAACACCGTTAGAGATGTACTTGCTCGACTCGACCCTGATTGCGGTCACCATCACACCGGCCCGCTACCCTAGCTACCGCCTAAGTACACCAAGCTACGGTTTTAACCGTGATGAACCTTTGAATTTCAATCAGGTCATGCACGTTAAGGAAATGAACTGGCAAGGTAGCGCGGGTTTCAACAAAGGCATCCTAGCTGCTGAACTGGTATCGCTTGACCAAGACATTGATTTGTACGCCAACTACATCATGCAAAACGGTGCGAAGCCAAGCGGGATGTTCACGACTGAAAGTGTCATTCCTGATGGCAAGTACAAGGAAATTGCCGCCCGCCTAAAAGAAGCATGGTCGGCAATGGTCACTAGCCGTAACAGCGACCAATCTAAGGCCGGTCAGGGAATGCTTTTAGATCAAGGCATGAAATACACGCCCCTTAATATGCTGACCCTGCAAGATACCGATGCGGCAAAGCTAAAAGAACAAACCATGAAACGCATTTGCGGTTTGTTTGGCGTTCCCCCCGCAATGATTGGTATTGCAGATCAGAAGTACAACAATACTCAAACAATGTTGGATGAGTTCTACAAATCAACGATGTACCCAACCATCGTGAATGTCGAACAAAAATTAAAGCAGCATTTGTTCGTTGGCTACCCCAATTTGTATGTCGAATTTGATACACGAAACTTCTTAAAAGGCGCACCGCTAGATCAGATGAACTTTGCTGTTGCCGGTGTAGGCGCGGGCATCATGACTCCCAATGAGGCGAGGCAATACATGGGTATGCCCAACATCGATGGTGCTGATGAGTTAACAAGCAATGCAAGTGCTGATGTAGGTATATCAGGTTCGTCTAAACAAGATACCGGTGGTGGTGGTGGTAGTCAAACTCGCAAGATGAACATTGGTAAATAGTTAAGAAATAAAGTGTCTTATATTTTTAAGGTTGTGATAGCATCTTTGGCAACATACAAGCCAAGTCAAGATGCGCCCCCGCGAAGGGGACGGCCTCCAAAAATATTACAAGACATCGACCGAACAAAAATCGATGAGGTAATCTATGACTGTAAAAAACCTGATGATGGTTTGCGAGGCCAAGTTAATCTTGGAAAAGCAAGGCGCAAACACAGGCAATATTGAAGCTACTGCGACTTCTTGGGGGGCAAGAATCGGTGCAGACGGTAGACGTTTCAATTACAAACCCGAAGGCTTTATGGATTGGGCAAATGAGTTTGCCAAGTCAGGCCGACCCCTACCAATGTTTGTCAATCACGCGGCAGACGAAATTCCTGTCGGTGAATGGTCTAATTTTGAGATGGACGATACAGGCATGAAAGCCTATGGTCGCCTATTCCTGAACACCACAGCCGGTAATGATCTATACAAGGTGATGCAAGAATCGCCCGCTATGTTTGGCGGTGTATCGGTTGGCGCATACGCTGATGAGTACGCAATGGTCGATATCAATGGCGAACTATGCGATGACAACGCTGAAGAAGGCTATTTCCAAATCACCAAGGGCGGCCTACGCGAAGTTAGCGTGGTGATGTACCCAAACAATCCCCAAGCAGAGGTTAGCAAGTTGGAATATTTCCGCGCTGATGGGTCTGCTGATTTAAAAGTTTTGGAAGTGGCGTTGCGGGATGCAGGGCTTATCCGAAAAGATGCGGTGGTTGCCGCGTCTGTCTTTAAGCAAGTTTTTGAACAGCGGGATGCTGTGAAAGAAATCATGCTTGAAACGCAAACACAACAGCGGGATGCTGAAGTGGTAGCGGCAACAACAGAATCAGAAATCCTTGCGGCCTTAGAGGCCCGCGAACTTCTGAAATTTCTCGACACCAAACTGAAAGCCTAAAATGTCACAAGTTATCATTGAAAAATTGGATGCTATCGAAGCCAAGCAAAGCGAAAGCATTGCAGCAGTAGAAGCAAAAATCCCTGCCGCCATCGAGGCAATCAAACTCGAAATGCAAGAAACCATTTCTGCTTTGGAAGCCAAAGTAGCATCGATTCAAGCCCCCGCCATCATCAAGCCCGCCAAGACCGTTCGCAGCGATGTGAACCGTTCTGTTAAAGAACAATTGTCTAGCTTCTACAAAGGTAACAACCGCGTAGAGAAAGAACTACAAATTTTTGCAGACGAAAGCCAACGCGATGCGTATATGCGCGAGGCATCTGCCCTCACAGGCTCAGGCAATAACCAAGGTGGCCGCACAGCGTATGACCCCGTGTTTGCCGCTTTGCGTTTGGCTAACCCCATGCGCGGTGTTTCACGCACGGTAGCTACCGATGGTTCTTCTTATCAATTCCGCGTCAAAACTGGCAATGCCGGTGCTGCTTGGGGTTATGCGATTCAGAACAACGGTGCAACCACTACTGAAGACACAAGCATTTGGCAATTAGTTTTGCAAGACTTGAATGTACAGTTCCCAATCCGTACTGCGGCTTTGGACGACATTGACGGTTTAGAGGCAAACGTAGTTGACGATATGTTGATGGAGTTCTCACAATCTGAGGCCCTGTCGATGGTTCAAAACAACGACCAAGCGGCTCAGTCAGCGACTAACCCCTACGGTGGAACTTCAGGACTTAGAGGTTTAGACCAATACGCGGGTGCTAATGCATCTTATACAGGCGGTACTTGCACAACAGCGGCATTTGGTACTTCAGGCACGGGTTCAACAACTGGCTTGCACAGCTTGGCGACCTATGACCAATTAACCACTAACGGTTCGACTGTTGGTAATAACAACATCACATACACCGATGTCATCAACACAATTTATCAATTGCCACAGCAATATTGGACACCGAACACAAAGTTCATGATTAACCCAATTTTGTTAAACGCAGTTCGTGCATTGAAAGATAACAATGGCGCACCAATCTTTAACCGTAACGAAGGCTTATCTGTTGATGGCATCGTTGGTTCAATGTTGGGCTTTGATGTTGTTGTAAATAAGTATTGCGATACACCATCACAAACAACAGCCGGTTCTGCCGGTACAACAAGTATGTATCCAATGTACTTTGGTGATTTCTCACGCGGTCACACCATCATTGATCGTTTGAACATGATTATGCGTAGATACGACCAAACATTAGTTGGCTACATCACATTCTTTGGTGAGAAACGATTGGCTTGTTCTGTACGCGACCCTAATGCATTGGTTCGTTACCGTTCAACCGGTACAGCTACTTAAAAAGTTGCGTTGCCATTAGCGGGGGCTAAAAACCCCCGCTTTTTTTAAACAGGAATTCAAAATGACTATCACCGAAAAAATCTTGGACGGTATTAAAAAAGCCATTACCGAAGGCGGCAATGTTGCAATCGATTTGCGCGAGGCTTCTGCACTTACAGGTTCAGGTTCGGGTATCGGTGGTAATACAGTTTTTGACCAATCATTTGCTGCATTGCGCCAAGCAAACCCTTTGCGTCAAGGCTCAAGACAGATTATTTGCAATGGGTCTGATGCCCAATTTGTAGCCAAGACCGGTAACGCTGCTGACAGCACAAACCCTTGGCTTTACCCTGTTACAGCTAACAGCGGCTCACCCAACATCGATACAAGCATTTGGCAATTGCCCGTGCGCGTACTGGTTGCACAACTGCCCATCAGAACAGCGGTTCTGTCGGACGTTAACGGCCTTGATGCAACCCTTGTTGAAGACTTGGCACTTGAGTTCGCACAGCTAGAGGGTCAATCGATGGTTACAAACATTGACCAAGCCGGTAGCACAACAACATCGACAGGCTCGACCAATGGTTTGCGCGGCCTAGACGGTTATACAAGCGGTGCATCTAGCGCGTATGGCACTAGCGGTACAGCTATCACCAATGGCATTCACACTATCGCTACAGTCAGCAATGGCGGTGTTGCGGTGACCTACAACAAGGTGGTCAACATGGCTAACGCCCTGCCCGCCCAATATTGGTCGCTAGAAACAACCGCTTGGCACATCAGCCCCGCCATGATTCAAACATTGCGCCAGTTAAAGGATAC